GAAGGATACACAATAAAAATATCTCGATCTGTAATTTTGCAAAGATCGTCTAAAATTTTTTCTAACTCTTTAATTATTAAAGTTGATGCACTCATTTATTTCTCCGTTATCAAGTTATAAAAAGAACCTAACCCTACCTTATAGTAGGGTCAAGTCCTAATTTCATTCAGGCTACTTTTTTTTCAGGGTCAACATCCCTCACCATGTTTTTGTTGACTATCTCTCTACGGAGAATGCGATAGATCTTCTGCCAGTTCTTCCCGTGAGGTGTGTTGTCACCGTCACGCAACCACCGTGTATGGATGAAATAGTTATAGTGTATGAGATGTGCTACCTCATGGGCAACGATAAGCATCAGAGCGTCCTCTGGGGTTGCAAACGTACCTTCCCCAATAATCGGATCGTTTTTAATTCGGGCGTACTCATGTTGAAAAGTTTTACCCTTGCGATATTGACTTACATCAATACACATATAATTTTTACCGCCAGATGAACTTTGGCCTCGACACTTAACTTTAAGGTATAGTTTATCCCAGACTTTAGCGACAGTCAGTTTCTCAGATCTTGGTCCCGTAATCTCCCATTTGGATTTTACAATCTCCTTGAGACACTGCTTGGTAAGACGCTTCACTAAATCGCGCTCTGTGGTAGTGACGTTTTTAGATTTATAAATTAATCCCATATTTAAATCTCCGTTATTAAGTTATTTAAGAAGCATACACCTAATCGTATTAGTTGTCAATAGTCCCGGTAAGTCATTGTTTTTATTGACTTTTTTTGGCCCTTAAACCGAAATCGGTTAGCAGTTTACCGAATACGGTTAAATAGGGTTGTCATTTCTGAGGCGATTCGTTATGGTTGCAAAGTCATAACTTATAACGAAATAGCGACTAATGATGCTTTCAAATTTTCTTCTACTACTTTTCTGTTTAGGCACCCTTGCACTTTATGCGTATGTATCTTCTGTCGATTTCGATATGGAGAAACAGGAGTTCAAAGAATACTGCGAGATGGTTAAGTGGGGAGCTTGGCCTGACTATAAAAATCTGGAGAGGCACTGTGACTGAAAAGCATTGGGTGTTCGACACAGAAGTTTATAGCAATTGCACATTATTTTTAGCTCAGTGTGTTGAGACAGAGGAATGGTTTGAACTGTTTAAGTCTGACGATGGGTCTGACAGTCGTTTAGAAGCGTTTCTGAGGGAGCTTAATACATTTGTTGGGTTCAACTCCCAAAATTATGACACCCTCATTGTATCGGCTTGGTGTCAGGGTATGAGTAGCGAACAGATTAAGGCTATAAGTGATGACATCATTCAAAACGAAATTAGCCCGTTTGCAATCAGAAAAAAATATAAGCTGAAAGACAAAATTAAAAATCATATAGATTTGATTGAAGTTGCCCCGTCATTTGTGGGTCTTAAAGCATACGGTGCGAGAATGTTTATGGATCTCCTTCAGGATTTGCCATTTGAGCCTGATAGCGTACTCACAGAGCACGATGAACACGAGTTGGCGTTGTACTGTCAAAACGATGTTAGGACCACTGTAGAGCTATTTAAACGGCTTCAGAAAGAGATTGAACTGCGAGTAGAGTTGTCGGTGCAATATTGGTTAGATCTCCGTAGCAAATCGGATAGTCAAATTGCGGAACAGGTGTTTATTAAAAATTTGAAGTTAAAGGCACAGGAAATACCAATTCCAAAAACGGTACGGTATCAACCGCCTCATTATTTACAAATGTATTTTAGTGGAACTCAGGAGGTTTTAGACAGAGCATCAAATTTAGAATTTCAGGTAGATCAACAGTCGGGTCACATTAAGATGCCTTCTGAGTTGGATATTGAAGTCTACAGTCGCACTGGATCTTATAAGATTGGTATTGGTGGTCTACACAGTACCCACGATAAAAAGGTCACCCACGTTGCAGGTAAGGACCACCAGATTATGGAAATAGATGCAGCGAGCTTTTACCCCACGATAATGTTAAACGGTGGTCTGTGTCCTTCCCATATTGGTCAAAAGTTTATTGACGAATACCAACGTATTTATGATCAACGCATAAAGGCTAAAATGTCAGGGGATAAAACTGTAGCTGACACCCTCAAAATTAGTTTAAACGGTACGTTTGGAAAACTGGCAAGCAAGCACTCAATACTCTATGCCCCAGATCTTATGTTAGCCACAACTCTGACAGGTCAGTTCACGTTACTGATGTTGATAGAATGGCTTGAGAACGAGGGATCAGAAATAGAAATCTTGTCAGCTAATACAGACGGCATTTGCCTAAGGTTTCCCAATTTTAGAGAACAAAATGTAAGAGATTGTGTGGCTGAATTTGAAGAACTGTCCCGTTTTAGTTTTGAATACACGCCATACAAGTGTCTCGCCATAAAAGACGTTAACAATTATATTGCCGTGAAACCTGATCAGACAATAAAAGCCAAGGGAATATATGCTCCAATCAGTTTACGCAAAAATCCCACGGCTCCAATCTGCTCAGAGGCTGTAGGCAAGTGGTTAGCAACAGGCGTGGACTTTGAGACAACGATTGATCAAGCACCCTTCCACGGCTTTATAACAGCCCGTAGCGTGACAGGTGGAGCACAACAAGGTGGATTGTATCTGGGAAAAGTTGTGAGGTGGTATCAATCGACTGACAGCGCAACACTTGCACCGATCCTTTATGAAAAAAACGGTAATAAGGTAGCCAAGTCTGAAGGTGCGCGACAGTGCATGAATATACAGAAGTGGAATGAACAACCAAAAGATTTAGACAAGGCTTGGTATGTCCGTGAGTGTATCGAAATAGCTCACCAATTAGGTGCCGAAAATTTTTTAGATCTTAATCAGATATTTGCCAGTAATTTTGGAGTGAAATAATGCCAACAGTTTACGTTATACAAAACGATAATAAAGACTTATCAGATGCCAAACGGTACGGAGAGCTTGAAGCAGTTTTTTTAATCCCAGAAAGCCATACGATACTAATTTTTTATTAGACATGGCCCATAAGGTTTTAAACAAAATAACTAAATACGATTACATCCTCATGGTAGGTGACCCTGCCTTGTGTAGCGTGGCAACGGCTGTTGCGCGCGAATACTGTGATGAAATAAATATACTCAGTTGGGATAGACGGAGCTTCAGCTACACCCCTCTGACGTTCGATTTTGCAGATGCGGAATGACAACCGCTAATTTCAAAAAGGAGAAAAAAATGTCAAAACAAAAAGAACCTGAATGGCAAAGTAGTTTGCGTGTTGGCAAACAGAAAGTGCCACCCCGTATTTGTTTGTACGGAGGTCATGGGATCGGCAAGTCTACATTGGCTAGTCAGTTTCCAGAACCAATCTTTATAAGTACAGAGGACGGTCTAGATAGCTTAGACGTTACATCTTTTCCAAAAGCTACCGAAAACAGTCAGATCATTGATTCGATAGGCACACTGATCAAAGAGGACCACAAATTTAAAACGTGTGTTATTGACTCAGTAGACTGGTTGATTGAACCTTTAATTTCTACCCTCGTAGAAAATAGTCACGAGGCTAAAGATTTAGCTTACGGTAAATTTGCCGTGTTATGTGCTGAAGAATTTCGTGAGATATTACAAGGTCTGGATGTGCTCCGTCAAAAACGTGGCATGAACATCGTGTTGGTTGCTCACTCACAGGTATCTAAATTTGAAGATCCAAGAACTGAGCCTTACGATAGGTATAGCCCAAAGCTACCAAACAGATGTAATGCTCTACTAATGGAGTGGGTAGATGTTTTAGCATTCTGTGCAATGGATGTGATGATACGAAAATCAGACACTGGCTTTAACACTTCAAAGACACGAGGTGTATCGTCAGGTGAACGTCTGTTGCACTATGTTGAAACGCCTGCTTTCGCATCTAAAAATCGATACGGTTGCCCAGAGCAATCACCAATGACCTATGAAGAATTATCTTCTGTAATCCCTGTTGTATAAAGAAAGGAAACAACAATGCCTAAATTTGGATTTGATGTAAATGAAGTAGAAGCTAACGAGCCAATCAATTATGATCCACTACCAAAGGGTGAATACACTTTGCGTGGCATAGAGGCTGAGTTAAAAGACACCAAAAATAACGCTGGCAGTTACATTGCTGTTAAGTATGAGGTGTGTAAAGGCGAATACGAAGGACGGTTAATCTGGTTTAACTTTAACGTCACGAATGCATCTCAACAGGCTGAGACTATCGGTAGACAGCAATTAGTTGCATGGGCAACAGCTTGTGGAAAGCCTGACTGTGATGACACTGATATGTTAATGGAAAAACCATTTCAGGCAAATGTCGGGATACGGGCAGGAACAAATGGTTATGCTGATAAAAACGAGATAAGTGGTTTTCTTTTTAAACCTACAGCAAAGCCACGGTCTGCTCCTAAATCAGAACCCGTGGAAACTCCGTCAAGTTCAGGTAAGCCTTGGGATTAACAATAACAGGGGAGGGTTATCCCTCCCCATAAGGATTACTTATGGTTGCGTTTCCTAAAAGCCCAGAACAAAAACTTATAGATGCTGTTTATAAATCTTATGAGAAAACAGAAAGCCTGTCGTTTAGTCGATTAGGTGCGTCTGGTATCGGTGAAGAATGTATTCGTAAAATCTGGTTTAACTGGCGTGGGTTTTCAAAAAAACAATTTGAAGGACGGATGTTAAGACTGTTTGAAACAGGCCATCTACAAGAAGACCGTGTAATTCAGGATTTAATTCAATCTGGTAAAGAAGTTTATTTTGTTAATGAGTATGGCAGTCAATACGAATTTGAACATGACAGTGGTCATTTTATTTGTAAGGTTGATGGTGTTATAAAACACCAAGATAAAAATCATTTATTAGAAATAAAAACGCATAATAAAAAATCATTCAGTGCATTACAGAGACACGGTGTAGAAAAGTCTAAACCCGTTCACTATAGCCAAATGCAAATCTCTATGTATTTAGGACACTTTACACGAGGCTTGTATGTGTCGCTATGTAAAGACGATGAACATTATTACATTGAAAGAATAAAAGAAGACAAAGCCCATCAAAAATCATTGATTAAAAAAATAGAAAGTCTGATTAATGCGCGCATGAGGCCAACAGGCATTAGTGAGGATGCCAGTATTTTTGCTTGTAAATTTTGTGATCACAAAGATGTGTGCGTTAAAGAAACAAAACCTCTGTTTCATTGTCGATCTTGTGTGAATGCTATTCCTATAAATAATGGTGGATGGAATTGTGACTTGCATGGTACGCTTTTAGACAAGCAACAACAACTCATAGGATGTGAGGACTATCAGGCATTATGATTACCATTGGAATAGATCCTGGCCTTACTGGAGCCATTGGTGTGTTAAATGATGGTCACTTTGTTGCTGTAGAGGATATGCCAATTATCGTAAAAGGAAAAGGTAAAGTAAAAAATGAGGTGGATGTTTCTGGCACTATCCGATTGTTGAGGCAATACGGAGAACCTTCTGAATATATTTCGTGTGTTATTGAACGTGTTAATGCAAGACCAAATCAGGGTGTATCAACCATATTTTCGTTGGGTGATAGTTTTGGTTGTGCTCGTTCTGCTGTATCGGCTTGCCGTTTTGAACTACGGTATGTAACGCCACAGGTATGGAAAAAACATTTTAAGTTAAGTTCTGACAAAGAACAGTGTCGATCAATGGCTGTTAAGCTATGGCCTGACGCACCATTGCATTTAAAGAAACACCAAGACAGGGCCGAAGCCCTGTTGATGTCTAAATGGCTGTACGATACTTTCTACGATTGAACCATTACCTCCTATCTTCCATTGGGTCCCAACCGTTCCAACCATCATCCTCCTCATATTCATCACATGGAGCTATATACTCTTCTGGTTCTGGATCAGGGTCTAAAATTCCAATTCTATTTTCTCTAGTGCTTTCTGTTAATGTTGCTTTTGTAGGTCTTTTGAAAAAACCAAATTTAGGGTCTTTGTCAGATGGTGTAACTGTGGCAGAAAAAGTAATGGTATCGCCCTTGGCACAATTAGCTACTCTACCATCGATGCTTGGAATAGAACCCCAGACTACAAAACCATTATTATCTTTAACTGTCATTTTCCAAACTGAACCAAAAGGAGTGTTTTTTAGATCAACTTTAAGAATTGTACCAGAAATAGTAATTTTACCTGTTGGTACATCTTCAGCTTTAGCTTTCTCTTCTGCCCACTGAGCTTCACGCTCTACTTGTTTTTCTGCAAAAGTAAGACCACCTGTGATCTCACGCTGTTTAGCTAATCGCTTCTCTTGACGAGCAAGTAAAGCCTCATCTCTTTTTTTCTGAGCACGAGCACGAGCCAATGCGCGATCTTCAGGAGAAGTTTTGAAGGTTTTATGACCTACGCCCTCACAATCCCAACAAGATTTTTTATGATCAGGGCGGTCAATTACACCCCATCTAAGAAGTCCTGTGCCTTCACATTTTGTGCAAGTTTCTGTATAAGCCATTTGTCATCTCCGTTATAAGTTATTCTTTATTTATATACCCTACTTCACTTAGGGTCAACCCTTAAAAACAAGTTTTTTTCATCTTTTCTTCTACGATTTAAACCCCTGATGTACTTGCCTGATGCGTAGCTCCACTTTGGGAACTCTTTGCTTGCACCTTCCATATCGCCTTTCAAGAGTTTTTTTCTTAGTGTGGATGAACCTAGACTTCCACTGCCTAGATTATAAGTAAAGCTAACTAGGGCATCGAACTGTGACTGTGTTAGTGACACTGGCACCAATCGCAACACTGCTCTTTCGTATTGCACCAATTGGTGTTGAAGTAACGCCATCGCCTCATCTTTTGTAACAGGTGGCGTATTCTGGGTAACACGGCTGTTGTCAGCCAATCTGGTTGAACCATACCCGATTGTCCATACATTTCCAGAACAACGATATGGAGCACTTCTAAACCCTTCCCAATGGCAGATTAAATCAATACCTGCCTGTGATGTTTTCACTTTCTAGACATCCACGCTTGCATACCGTAGTAAGCACCAATAATACCAGCCAGCGCAACAAACAGAGTTGAAATCAACCCTGACAATGCTTGGATTCTAGAATCAGGAACCAACCCTGATAACAACACACAAGCCAATAAAACCATGACTACAAAACTAGCAATGGTAATCCTAGTTTGTACCGTGTTTTTTTCATGTTGATCAGCAACTTGCACCTCATCGGCACTGATAATACCGTCACCATCACGGTCCATTTCTTTTTCAAATTTTATGGCATTCATGCTCTACTCTTTTTTGTAGGTTTTTTAGCGGTTTTTGCCGATTGTATAAAAGCCTTTTTTGTAGGAGCACCTGGACTTCCTATTTTACGAGTTGGTTCTACTTTTCTTCCAGCAGCTT